AAAAAATAATTTTTTTTTCTAAAAATTTCTAGACAAAAAAGTTTATAAAATTTTTAGTTTTTTACGAGATTTTACACTTTAGACATAATTTAGACGTGGCTCCTATATAGACTCCGTCTTTTGGTTTAAAATAGACATACTAAACTTTTTGTAATATAAGTTTTTTTAGTATTTTTCAAAATAAAAACAAAAATAAAAAAATATTTTTTTCAAAACTTTTTTTAGAAAAAAGAAACGTAAAAAATAATTTTTTTTCTAAAACTTTTTCAAAATCTTATAAAAGTAAACAATAGTGTATAAATAGATATATTTTCTATATATACGTACTTAAGTTAAAAAAGTCTTATATAAACCTTATCAGAACCAACTGTTCCACAAGACCAATTGTAAACGTAACAATGATTATGTCCGTTACCCTTCATGAATTTATTAGCCTCTAACATTTCGTGTTTCAATCCTACATCCAACGTGTTATACACATCGAACCCCGCGTTCCGAGACAGGATCGACGCATCCTTGAAATCACTCGACGTGTTGAAAAACATGTACGCCTGTCTAACCCGTACCCTTGTTTTCACGGATGTATACGGGACTTCGTAGTAGGACGTGAAACCATTTTTACCCACGTACGAATACACGATGTTTTCCTTAGGCATGAGCCATCGGCGAACCCACGATTCGTCGATGACCGGTGCCACATCGTACGATTCCATGTGTTTACGTAACATCTTAGTAACCTTTGGTACGTCCGAACTTTTCATGACCGTGTATTCCGATGTCCCGTGAATTGCGTGTGGTCTCTCCCGTTCGTTAGAGAATCTAGCCTTGTTCAGTGTGGGTACGTTTAAGAGTCTGTGCCAATACCCGGTCTTGGTCACGGCACCGGGAAGTTTGGCGACTGCCGTGTACACGGCTTGCCAAATTCCCCGAGCGTTGGCGCGTCTTCGAATCTCGGATATGAGCAATGGTGCGAGACGCTGATTCCGTAACGTGTCGTGAACACACAAAAAGTTGATCTGGAGCGCATCGAACGTATCCTTCTTGACCCTGTATTTACATGGCATACCCGAGATGAACCCGACGAGCTTACCACCCGATTTGGTTCGAAGCCCGAGATTCCACTCGGATGTCGTCGCCCACTCGACGAACTGTTCGCTGTACTCGAGCGCGAAATGTTCATCGCGGATGTAGTGAACACTCAAGAGTTCGGCGGCTTCTTTTACGGTACACTCAGACCATTCGAACTGTTCGGGTAAAGGAACTGGGTTCGGGTCGTAGTTTCTAGACGTGTCTACTTCCCCCGTGTATTCACCGTGATCGTCTGGTACGGGTTGAGTATTCCAAAACTCGTGCATTTGTATACACACGCACCTTAGTTTTAAGTTGGCTTAAAGTTTTGACTCGCGTATAAGTCAGAAAAATGTCTCTCGAGCAAGATTACACCACCGTTCCCGGTCAACTCTATGCGTGTCTCTCCGTGGTTGGCCCAGAATGCCCTCAGAAGAATGATAAGTTTGGTATCAAGATCAGAGGCGCTTTCAACTCTAGAGAAGAAGCTGCGTCACACGCAAAGCGTCTTCAAAAAGAAGATGCCACTTTCGACATTTATGTCGTGGATATGTATAAGTGGCTCTTGATTCCACCGGATCCAATGGCTATCGAAGACGCCCACTACACGAACGAAAAGCTTGAAGAGCTCATGAGTGGATACAAGGAAAATCAGCAGATGGCGGCGAAGATGTTCGAAGAACGTAAGCGCGACATGATGGAGAATGGTACGAACACGTTCATCAAGCCCGGTGATGAGAACTCCAAGTACTACACGAAGCCGGATGAAGCTCCCATTTCTCACCCGGCCGAAGTCATTGAACGCTTGAAGAAGGAAAAGCCAGATGCACCTATGGAAGAACTCGTGAAGGAAGCCGACGCCATCGTCGCGAATGAGATCGAAGAGCGCAAAAAGAAGCGCGAAGCCGAAGCCGAAGCCGAAGAAGTGAAGTCAACGGAAGGGCAAGCGACTGAAGGCGGTGAAGTCGAACAAGGCGAAGAAGCGACATCGAACTAAAATGAAAAATTAAAATCACACATATAATAAGTATGTTGACCATCGCACTCAACGTGGTGACCATTCTTATCGTGTTGTACATATTCGGTTTAATTCTGAAAGACAGAGAAGTCAGAGAACTTAAACGGAAGATGGAAGATGAACCTAGTCACGTGTCTGCGACCGAAGTTGGAGACGCTATTTCTAGAGACCCACTCGTAGTGAGCAGAGCATATTTTTTGGAGTCAAAGGATGAACCCACGACTGACTTTAAGGGATTCTCAACCTGGACGAAGGATGACTGGTTGCATGGTTTTCCCCATGAAGAATCCCAGAATGAAGGCGACGAAGATGACGATGTAGGCAGTCTTGTCGAGGTTACCGAATAGATCTATCTTTTCGGGATGCATTTGGTACGGCGAAGGAGGTGGTGGAGGTGGAGGTGCATAGTAATACATGGACTGTTCCTCTTGTGGTGGTTCATCCATGACGTCTCTGAGAGAAGACGTTTCTTGTTTATCCATGATATCTGGAGTGTATTCAATGGGATTACCTATATCGCTCTCCATTTTATAAAATGGCGGATGATTTTTTTAAGTAGATTATTCCTCATCTTCGTCTTCATCCTCTTCGTCATCCACGATGAATCCAGCTAAGTTACCGTTTTCATCGGCATCTTCATCATCGTCATGATCGTCTTCAGATTCATCGTCTGATTCGGAGTAAAAATCGGATTCGTCATCCTCGTAGTCTTCGTCGTCATCCGTGTAATCGTCTTCGACTTCTTCGAAGATTTCGAGACGTTCCGGTGGTTTAGAAACTCGTCCTGCGCGTGTTCTGGTAGCCATTTTTGTTTAAAACGTGCGTAATCTTTAAGTTCTTCTGTATAAAAGCTCAAATTCGAGCGTTATGCGCACGAGAAGGTCATCGATTTCTTCTATGAGCGTAGAATCGGAAGAAGGGCCGTAGAGTGCGAGTTCTTCCATGTTTTTGATGGCGCGTTCGAGGAGTTTTCTGGAGATATCGTCGTGTCCCTTGTACTCCCTCGCCATGTTTATGTTGGCGAGGAATTCACGGTACAGAACTTCATTGAGTCCTGAATACTTGTGTGTTTCGCGTATGAGAGAATCGAGTGTGTCTAGCTCCACACCCTTTTTAATGAGCTTCGAGGACATGTAAATGACTGCGATGAGGAATACAACTGCTAGCATCTATAACTTACTTGCTATTTTATCTATAAGTAAGTGCGCGCGAGTGGCACACGCACACACCTGTTTTATCGTTCCCTTGTCTGTGTTGAAGGACACTGTTTGGGAACATGCGGTACACGCGTGATTTGTGTGTATGGCTCTCTTCTTGATACCCTTTTGTTTCTTGATGTCCGTGATGTCAAATTCTACATCCTTGAGTATGTGTCTCTGGATGTACCTTTTGAGATCACCCTTTACATCGTTGGTGGGTTTAGGTTCCACCTTCTTTTTTGGAATGGGTTTGTACTTCGTGACGTCGAGCTTTTCCACGATGTTTTCTGGGAGTTGGTGTCTGCGTCCTGAAAAGTCTTTACAGAATCCGTAGTGACGCCCGCGAATGGTTTCACATCTACAGAAACATTTTTGGCAGATGGTGTCTCCTAAAATGTGAAACCACACGTGATTTGACCCGTGTTGTCTCTTTGTATTTTCACAATATCTGGACGTCGTAGCCACGAGATAACTGTTCTTTTCCTTGTAAATCTTTGTGACCCTCGCGTTCACTTGACCATCCATGTTTCGTCGAATGAAGGTTTCTAGAAGCGCCAATGTTTCTGGATCCGTGAACTCATTTTTGGTCTGCGCGGCCGTGAACGTACCCTCAACCTTCTTTGTTCCTTCAATGATCTTCGGTTCCACGTTTTGTGTTCGGAGTGTGGCCATGTGCATGAGTTTCACACTCGGTTCGGGTGAAACTCGCTGAAACATAGCGAGTGGACCATGTTTGTAAATGAATACAGGCAAATACTCACCCTGTGTTTCCTTTCCCTTATCACATGCAGCACACCCCGCACCATTACACGCCTCGTGTTTACCCTTCTTATGTGACCAAGGCATTCTGAAACCACTCCCTTTTGTATTCCTTTCACTGCTTCCATACACGGATAAATCCACAATGTTTTCCCAATCTTTGGAACCGTACACGAGTGTTAGTGTAGATATGATGTGCTGACGGAGTGCGATGGCTGATGATCTATTGACTGGAAAATCGGGCCAATTGATGTGTACACCCGTTTTCATGAGGTCACCCACAGGTTTTGGTTTTGCAACGGAGACGAGGGCGTCCTTTCCACCGTATTTAGACACTTTATCACAAATGACACGACACACGCGCTCGACTTCTTCCATAGTCATCGCGTCGTCATCCTTGTAATCGAGGTCCACGAAAAAGTTGTACGCGTCCACAGTCTTTTGTTCGACCACGAAGAGCTTTTCGCCCGAGTTTATACACTCCACATACTTTTCATAAAAGTCATTCAATCTATCAAAAGGCACGGATAGGACACCGCCGTCCATGAGCACATGTGATAGATTGGTAGCTTTGCAGAAACCATTGGTCTTGCACCAGTTTCTGAACATCCTTACTTACCAATACATCTATTCATTTTTTTAATCATCTTCATCTTCTATGCCGTGTCTTATGGTACGCATGAGAGACACGTCTGGATACAGTTCCTCTGATTCATTTAGTTCCTTTTTCAAGGTTAAGAGTTCGTAGACTGTTTTTTCTTTGACATCTTCGATGTATGCAGATGCCCTGCGTTCGCTGTAATCACGTCTATTTAAAAGCAAGTCCTTGATTTGCATGAGAATGTAACTCTTGGACTTCATTATTTTATAGCAAAGGATTTTCTATCCAAAGAAGTCACACACGCATAGAATTCTGGGTTTTCTAGGATATTTTTGGTGATCCTATCCCACTGTTTCTTTGACCGAAACTCCTGAAGTGTTTCGAAAGCCATGAAATCGTTTTCATCGTGTGTGCGCTTGATGGGTTGCTTTTGTATTTTTTTAATCATCATTTTTTGTTTTTCTTCGTTGAATTTCTTAACGAGTTCGGATTGTTCTGGTTTCGTGTAATTCACAAAGAATACGAATACGTTATATTCGAGGTCCACTGTGGGACTCTCTTTGACTGTAAATTTAAATTCTGTATATTCACCTCTTTTAAGAGACACGACCCCACGCGTCTCTTCTTCGAGTTCACGGAGAGCACAACGAATGGGATTAAAAATCTCCCGTCGTCTACACCCTCCCGTGACAAATATCCAATCTTTGAAGCGCTTATCTCTCACTGTGAGGAACCTTGGTTTATCTCCCGTAAATGTTACCGGTATCGCGATGGCCTTGTATTTTTTCATTGCGCTGGTCGCAAGTTATAATTTCCGGAGATGTTAATTTTCCTCCGACTCGGCGTTTACGGGAGTTGGTTCATCATCCTCGTCGTCTTCCTCTACGGCGATGGTCTTAGAGGTCGTTGGACGGGGTTGGGGTGGGGTGTGCGCTTGAACGAGTTTATTACAGAAACCTTTGATACCTTCGATATCATCTTTAGCTTTGGAGAATTCCTTATAGATGTACACAGTCGCGGCGATGCACGTCACGATGGCCACGATCGTGAGAGTCTCTCGGTCGAAGGACAACATATTTATGTAATAGAAACGTTGAATCTTTTTAAGTAGATATAATTGCGCCCATATGTGTTTGTTTGTTCTGTGGGCATGGATAACCTTTTTCTGCGAATTGCACCTCCTGATAATGTCCTTCTCTACACGGGGCATTCGGTGCGATGAAATTTTCGAGTGTCCTGGATTTTGGATCGTACGTGAGTACGAACACAAATCCTATAAGAAACAAATACTTCCACAGCATTTGTTATTAGTGTGTAAATAAATTTAGTTCGAGTACATCAAACCACCCATACCGTTTTCGATGCGGAGAATGTTGTAGTTGACAGCGTACATGTCTTCACCGAAGGTACCCGAATCAGTAACGAATCGCGCAGAGTCCAATCGGCTGAAGTTGAGAGAACCGGTTGGCTGGAGCTTGGAGGTCTCGAGGCAGAATGGGTACAAGAAGATGGTTTCATCTGAAACATCAATCGTGGACGAAGAGGTGTGGTAGTACAAGCTGCACCCCATGTAGTGTGGGTTCGCTGGCTTGGCATCCGCGACATCGGTACCGTTGATTTGCAACTTGACCTTGCCAGAGGAGAAACCGTGACCACCGCTATCGTACGACGCGATGTACTTGATTGGGTGGTTGTAGTTCACCTCTTGGATGGCGGCGATGGACGCGATAGACTTCTGTGTTTGGGTGATCACCATGTTTTGTGGGAGCGACGCCAAAGTGGTGCGTTCATCCGTGTCCAAGTATATGTACTGCGCGTGGACTTCGTAATCCGTGTCAATTGGGGCGTTCCACGTGATACGCAATTCCACATCGTGGTACTGGAGTGCGATCAATGGGATCGCGGATTGCCAGTTTTCACAGAAAGAGAATCGGAGTGGGTAGAACGAACAGTCCGCGTTGTTCGCAATTGGAGACTTCGTGTAGTTTTGGGCCATCGTGACTGGTGCGATGTTCTGAGAGAACACAGACGTTTGTTCATCGATGACTTGGCCACCAATCAAGAGCTCGACCTTCTTGATGCGCGAGGCCCACGTGCTTTTGCTGTAAGCATTTGGGTTACGGCGCGTGATGTAGCAGTATCCGAGCAAGTCACCCTTGCGTTCGAAACGAACGGTGGAGATGCCGTTCGCGGATGGAGTGCCCTGAAGCACTTGGCGCTCCACAGTTTGGGCGAAGTTCGTGTGACGACGATAGTTAGATCTGAAGAAACTGACTTCAGGTTGGCCGACGAGATGGGCATCTTGGGCACCGACAGCGACGAGTTGGGCAATACCACCAGACATTTTATATATAGTGAGGTTATTTTTTTATGTGGGGTTATCACATGAATAAACATACCATTGCTCTGGTGCTATCTACCATCGCTGGGTATGCATATTATCAAATCATGGAGGCATCGTTACCAACCGAGTCGAACTGTAGTTACATGGCGGCACCCGTGACGGATCTGTTGGCGTTTATCTGGGGTTTCGCGCTCGTGGCGTACGGATTTCAATACGATAACGCGATTTTGACGTTCATGGGTGCGAGTATCGTCGTCGAACACGTGTTTCAGTTGAAAAGAAAGGTATAATTTTTACAACCTGGAGAGATTCTAAAAATTAACGGGAGAATGATTCGAACATTCGACTTCCGGGTGACCTGATAAAACACACGC